CGAATTGAAGATTGCGCCGACTTACATAGAGCATTATCCAAATTTCATGTCACCTGCACCCAGGGCCGCTTAGACGAGCTTGCTCTGGCAAAGGCTTTGTCCTATTACCATACGGACTCCGACACTCCCATCCTGGGATGGTGGTGCTATTGCATCATCTGTTACTTGCTACCGAGAATGCGGCCTAAGTGGTCCCGCGCAGTCCAGCGCAATCTACGCACACAAGAGCGCGTACGTTTCTCCGCAGCACTCTCAGCGAAGCGTTATGCTCACGCTCCTTCACCCTCCCCTGGCCTTGTTGCACTCATCATGCACAGGACCGGTTGGAGTGGTGGCGTCATCGAGGCCACCGAGATGCTCTGTCGACAAGCCGTTGCCCTAGACATCATCCCTGTGTTGCCAAGGCTACCCATCTTTGACGAAGTTCAAGCTGAGACAAGTAAAATTACACTGTACCACGGAGGGGAATTAATTGTGTGAGGTCGCAGCTCACTCCTTACCCCGCGTAGTGACAGAAGTTGACTGTAACAACTAGCTTTCTTACGTTCTTTTATCACTACACCGTCAGTCGTCACCATTGCTCGCCAGTCATGCCTCGGACTAATAATCCTCCTGGCCAGTCTCGCCCCAATCGTCCTGCTCCTGTACGGGGCTCTGGTGCTCCTCCAGTGGCTCGCCCTCAAGCGGGCCGCTCCCGAGGAACCGGACCTCGACCTCAGCAGCAGGGACGGAAGCCCTCCTCCATCGTCTCCGAAACGTTCACCCTACCGCTCGGAGATGTGGTCGTGAAGAAAGGCACGACAACCGTGGCTACCGCAGCCTCCTTGCTCCCCTCGAGCTCCAACCTGTCGCCTGTCTATACCCAGATCCGCGGGTATTCTCTGCAACGCCTGCTCACCGCCAAGGTGGTGTACCGGCCTGCGGCTACTGCCCAGTCTGGGCAAGTTAGCCTCGCCTTTGACCCCGTCACCGGGACCATGGCGAAGACCCCCGCCGACCTCCGTTCTTACGAGACAGCAGCTGGTGGCCTAGTAGGTGCACCCCACACCCTCGCAGTTCCCGTCAGCGCGCTTTCGCACGTTGGCTGGTCCTCCTGGGTTGGGCCCTGCCCTGTTACGCCCGGCTACAGCCTTCTCTGCGCTTCCATCCCCACTGCACCAGCCTCTGACCTCACCCTCGGAGCG